CAAGTCCTCGGCGTGAGGCCACTCTGTGTAGTGCTGCCCAACTGCCTCGGCGATACACCGGCTCAGAGTCGATTTCCCGTTGCCTTCGGCCCCCTGAACGACGGGACACCACCCGAATTTAATGCCGGGGTATTGCACTAGAGCCGCCATGTACGCGATGATTATTTCGTAATCCTCGCCAAATGGGAGCATCTTGCGCACGTGGTCGGTCCATGGGCGTGCATCGCCCTCAACGTCCCTTACGTCCGCCGGCCAATACTTGTTGGCTCTTGTCACCCCACCCTTTGTGATGATTGTTGCAGGAGGTAGATTGGGTTTGAAGCATATTGACCTAGCAATCGGGCGCCTGAACGCCTGGCTTTCGGTGAACGCCTCGAATGCTTTCCTTACCGTCCGCTCATTGGCGTTGTCCATAATGAAGCTGTGCCCGCCGTACCGGGTATTGAAACCGTCAGGCTTTAACAACTGACCGCCTGGAACAAGGACCTTTCCGTGCGACTCGATATATACGCAGCCCTTGAATAGTTCGATTTGCTGCGCAGGGGTCAGCATTGTCGCGCCTGAGAAAGGGGAAGGCTTTATCGCGTCGTTTGAGACTGGCGGGGAGTCCACGACTGGAAGAAGTTCCTTGTCCTGCCGCACGTTGTCGGATTCCATCCTTACAATCGTGTCTCGCAAGTACCCGTGCTGCCGATCCCACTTCTCGCGGGCGAGTTTGTCGTTGCTGCGCATGATTCGCTCAGTGCGGGCGAAGTCATTGCCGTCCCAATAGTTCAGATGGGCAGCCAGCGCGGCGTCAACGTCCGATGCGTTGTAGCTCCCCTTGTTGCCGGGGAACGCCGCAACCAAGGCGGGCTCGTCGGCGAACCACACGTCGGCGAAGCTGGCCTTCGGCTTGACCTTGCCGTCGCCGAACACCACGGCCGGATCCATGCGCGGGACCGTCGCCAGTGCCCGGCGAATTAGTTCGTCGTCGTCCTTTGGGCCGTTCCACTCAGGGACGGGGCCGTCGCGCCATTCCTCATCGACCTGCCGCTCAGGGCGCTCAGGAGGCATCGCCGGCACGATGTGGTTGTGCAGGTCGATCATCGTGCCGGCGATAACGTAGTCCTCGTACGGAGCGGTACCGATGACGTGCCCGAAAAAGAAGGGCTGGCTCAGGGTGAACGACTCGCCCGCCAGGCACCCACCAAGGACGGCGTTCAGGCGGCCCACAAGCTCGCGTCGGGCCGCCGGCACGTACGCCTGTGACGCGGGCGCCAGGACGCGCCATCGGGGGGACTTGGGCGTGTGCGAGGCTGTGGTGTGCACGTACGCCTCGATACCGGCCGCCTGCAGCAGCGAGGCGGCGGCGGCGGGCGTCATGGTGCCGGCGTCATGGTCACCCTCGGCTCCCCAGATCGCCGTGACGTTGGCGTCGTGACGGATCGAACCCCGGGGACTGAGCAGGGTCCCGAAGACGGCCAGCTTGAGTAGGTCGCAAAGCTCCTTGGCGGCACGCGACGTTGGGTTTCGGAGGTATTGGTCTCGGAACTCGGGCCAGTCGAGGGGTGAGATTTCCACAGTCGCCGGGGACAGCGACTTGAAGATGGAGGTTTGCATCATGCGGCTGTCTTTGTCGCTATGAAGTCGATGAAACCTTCGTGGGTGTCGAACTTGCTCCCGGTTGATGCGCAAGGTTCGATTGCCGTCGCAAGGGCCGCGTCAGCGATGCGAATAAGTGCGTCATGGGCTGCACACATAGCATGATAGGTTTCAGCAGCGCGGGCGCGGGCGCGGACGACCTCACTACGGGCGCGGGCGGCAAGTGGAATCAGCGACTCGTTGCGAACGTCGATCTCGTCAACCGCCTTGGTGTAGGCGTGGAGTGCGCTGAGCCTGGCCATGTCGTGGAGAACGAACTCGCGAAACACAGGGGCAATTTCGCATTGGTCCGCCCACTCACCAAGGCCGGTTGCAATGAGATTTGCCGCCGATCTATTTTGACGTTTGGACAACGCATGAAGCCTTTCCTTCAAATCAGCGTCGAGGCGGACGCATATGGTGACTTTTTTCATTTTGATATCGCAATGATGGTGAAGTGACGCATGCTCGCACGAGCAAGTCGATGTCGTCAAGCTTTTTCAGAAAACTAGCGTCGAATTTATTTTTGTCGCGAAGTAACAGTTAGTCGGCGCTAACACACTGCGTTGTCCGGGCGGCAAGGCGCCATTCAGGGCGTTATTCCGGGCACTCTAAGTCATTGATTCATATACTCTTTATCTCTATTTGACCGACTGACCGGATAGGAGTGTGTTGTGTAGAGATACGTACATAAAGGGAGTGAGCGTAGCCGGTGTGGATGGTTAACCACACATCGGTCCAGTCCGGGCCGGGGGTGTCTCCGGACCCCGGTCCAGTCCGGGCAGCCGGGCGAATTGCAAAAATGCTAATGCCGACAATGACTTACGACGCCCGTAGTAGTCCGGACAGTGCCCGGTGCGACCGTGTTAGACTTAGAGTTATGAAAATCACAACTTGGCATCAGGCCGCAGAGCAAGGACTGACGCACTACTGCACGGGCGAGCCCTGCCCCCGTGGCCATCTGGCGCAGCGGTACGTGTCCAACAAGGGGTGCGTCGAGTGCGCGCGCCTCACGCCGGCCGAGAAGGCCGCTGTGGCGGTGCCGCGGACGTTCCGCTTCCCCAACCTCCACCCCGACGATCACGCCGAGGCGCGGGCGTTCTGCCAGATGCTGCAGGCCCGGCGCGGTACACTCTGACCATGAAACGCATACAGGACTTGCACGCTCACAGCGATCGACGGCCCGGCAGTACCTGCTGGTGGTGGATCGGCAAGGGGAGGCCTCGCATCCATGCCGTGTGCCACCGCCGGGCCGCCAGCGTGGTCATGAGCGGGCCCCAGGCGGCCTACCAGATCGCCAACCGCGCCGCGCCGCCCGCCGGCACCGTCGCCTACATGACGTGCCTGAACCCCCAGTGCGTCAACCCGGCGCACGTTGCGGCCGGCACGCGCGCCCAGATCGGCGCCATCCTGGCAGCGGCCGGTGTGCTGCGCGGGCGGGGCGACATGGACAAGCGCCGGGCCAGCGCCGCCAAGGGCCGGGCCGCTCGCGGCATTGTGGACAGCCCGGCGCACCTGGTGCTGGCGGTGCGGTCGGCCCCGGCTGGCGAGTCCTACGCGGCCACGGCGCGGCGGCTGGGCACGACACCGGCGCGCGTGCGGGGCATCCGTACCGGGCGGACGAAAGGGGGTGTGTGATGGGGCGCCCGGCAAAGCTCACGCCGCACGACCTCACGCAGATTCAGCGCCGGCTGCTGGAGGGTGAGTCGGCCGAAAAGGTGGCGAAGGATTTTGGTGTGTCAGGCGCGGCGATCCGCAAGCGTTTTGGAACGAACCAATCGGTAGGTTTGCAAAGTTATAAGGTAGGTTCGGCGGCGCGGATGCTCGCTGCGGCCCAGGACGCCATCGACGACGTTCCGGAAGCTCACCGCCACGTGGTGTTCGACTTGGCGGCCAGCTTGCGATCAACCAGCGCCAGCCTGGCCCGCACGGCCGAATTGTCCAGTCGCACGGCGCACCGCATGGCGAGCCTGGCCAACAGCCAAGCCGTAAAGGTGGACGACGCCGACCCAATGAAGGAAAACTCGCCGAGCCTAAACGCACTAAAAAGCGTTTCGACGTTGACCAAGATGGCCATCGACGCAAGCAGCATCGGCCTAAATCTTCTAAGCGCGAACAAGGAACGTATGCGCGAGGGCGCACCAGAGACGCCAGACCCGGCCGCCCTTCCGGCGAACGCCGTTGATGCGGCGGCGGTGTATCAGCGCGTCATGCAGGGCGGTTGATGCCGATCCCCTTCCCGTTCGACTTCAAGAACCCGGATTACCGCGCCGTCTTCGAGTGGCGCCTGGAGCGGCTGCAGCGCATCCGGGCTGATCCGTCCGTAGTGCCGGCCATGAAGGCGTTCTACGCGGACAACCCGGCGCAGTTCATCATCGATTGGGGCCAGACGTTCGACCCGCGCAACGCTGACATTGGGCTGCCGTCCGTGCTGCCGTTCCTGCTGTTCCCGAAGCAGGAGGAATGGGTGCACTGGCTCATGGACCACTGGCGTGCCCGCAAGCCCGGCCTGACCGAGAAGTCGCGCGACATGGGCATGTCCTGGCTCACCGTCGGGTTGTCGGCCACGCTGTGCCTGCACCGCCCCGGCGTGGTGATCGGCTTCGGAAGCCGCAAAGAGGAATACGTCGATCTGATCGGTTCGCCGAAGTCGTTGTTCTGGAAGGCGCGCGAGTTCGTGTGCGGATTACCGCGCGAGTTCCGCGGCGGGTTCGATCGCAAGCTGCACGCGCCGCACATGCGCCTGTTGTTCCCGGAGACAGGCAGCGCCATGACAGGTGAGGCCGGCGACAACATCGGCCGCGGGGACCGGACGAGCATCTACTTTGTTGACGAGGCGGCGCACATTGAGCGCCCGCAGCTCGTCGATGCGTCGCTGTCACAGACGACCAATTGCAGGCAGGATCTGTCGTCGGTCAACGGCATGGCCAACAGCTTCGCCAAGAAGCGCCACAGCGGTAAGGTAGACGTGTTCACGTTCCATTGGCGCGACGACCCGCGCAAAGATGACGCGTGGTACGCCAAGCAGTG